CCGGTGTTAATGCCTAACGCTTGAATAAAGGCTTGATCCCAGTTTTGGGTTCTAGGTAAGTGATCATCACCCATGAAAACAAAATAATCATATAAAGGATAGTTAGAAAAATCCAAAAGATAAACCGCACCGGTATTAAGAGAGTTAGCACAACCACCTGTTTTATTATCGGCAGGTAGTAATCGTAGATTTTTGTTTTTAGCATATTCATCCCATTTCGGATCATCATTATCAATTACAAAATAAAGATCAGCTTCTGTATTGGTATTTATAAAGGCTTTGGCCAGGCGATCCGCATTTTCAGGCCTGCCCCTACTGGGTACAACCACGCACATCTTCATGGCCATAGGGTAGGGGATAAGGCTGACTTACTTCTTAGATATAAGGATTTCGTAAAGCGTGTCTATTTTTTCCTCAATGCGTGATACCCGGCCTTCTAGGTTATGCCGGCCATTGTTATCAGGCTTTAGCTCACTTAGATAGTGTTTAGTCAGCCAACGCACTGATGCCACTAGTGAACCAACGATTGTTACAGTTGATACTGCCAGTGCTAGGATGTCATTCATAGTCATTTACTATTGATGCCAAACTTATCATCTTTAGGATCAAAATAGCGTGCCAATGGTGCGACTATTGCACCGGCCAAAATTGCGTATTCAGGATTCCAATCTGCAACCAAAGCTAATACAGTTGTAATGGTAGCCGCGGCAATGCTTCGGGCGTAAGACTTTAGAATCTCTTTTTTCTTCTTATCTAATTTCATTTTAATCCTAACTCTTTTATTTTTTGTTGAACTTTATTTTGGTCTAACGCAATTTCAAAGTGCATATCATCTTTACGCCGTTTGTAATTGCCACCCCAGGTCAAACCATATTTAGTTATGAGTAGGTTAATTGTATTACGCTGATGCTTATTAAATGTATTTGACTTGCCCAAAGGATGCTTAATTGCATTTAAATCTATGGCTGTACCGGATGCGTGATTACTTAAAATTCTATCTGATCCCCGGGTTTGCCTAAAAGCATAACCCCAATCATCTAATTGGCCTTCATCTATTGGCTCAACTAGCTCATGAAAATCTTTAGCAAAATTTACCAGAATTGGTGCAACAGCTTTGGCACATGCAAACCTGATCTTTGTGCCTGGCACTGTAAAGGTTTCAATGCCTAACGCCTTACGATCTTCACTAGCCGGCCAACCATTAGGGCTGGTAAGTTCTCTTATTGTGGCCATAAAAATAGTTAATTGGTAAAACTATTCCTCATCCTCAACAGGGTTTTCTGCTATGTATTCTAAATATGCTTGGTAATCTGAGTTGGCTGGGTCAAAAGGAATAAACGATTCTGTACCATTTTCGTTTACTCGCTTGATTGTACGCCCATAAACTGTTTCTATTATTTCATATTTAATCATTATAACTCCGCAGATATGTCTAGAACGAAGGCAGTAGAACCTGTACGCATTAACAATGCCTGACCACTTGTTAATCCAGTTGTTGTGCCACCGATAAGTTGTGTAGTTGTTGTTGGGCTTACAAAGGTCATACTTGATAAACTGTTAATTCCACCATTTCCTTGCAACACTTCAAAATTACCAGAAGTAAGTGTTGTTGTTGGATTACTTCTAAATGGGGCAATAAATTGCATAACACCATAGGCGGCAGTAGTTCCAAATGCTATTGAAGTTGCAATGTAACCATCTACGCCACCTGAAGCATCTGTTATTCTTTGAAAATAACGATAACAAGCGGCTAATTCCCCTTGTATAGTTCCAGTTGCAGTTTGGAAAGAAGTGGCTGTTGAACCTGCTTCAACTTGAACGCCCCAAAAATCAAACGTTTCGTTCTGCAAACCAATTGAGCCAGTTCTAGAATTAAAGTCTGAACCACCAGAACACCAAAGGCTTATTTGTAAAAAGGAATTTGCATCAACAAGAGTTTTACCACTTATTGAAGGAACATTTACAGTAATAGAATATCTTGCCCAAGAAGTAGAAATTGTAACCTGTCCAGCATAAGTTAACACTTGTGATGAACCGCCAGAGCCAAAATTTTGCCAGAGTTCTAAAGCAACCTTTGGCGTACCGCTTGCTGCTTTTGCCCAAAAAGAAACTGTTATTGTTTGATTAGCAAAAGTTCTGACATCTTCAATAAGTTGAGCTAAAATAGCAAAGGTATTTGTTGATGCACCAGAAGCAGTAACACAACGTATAAAGTTTCTTGCTTCATATCCAGTTACTGGCGCAGTGCCTGGAGTAAATGTTTGCGGCGTAATGGTAAAAGTACCAGTAGTTCCTCCATTGAGTTGTACCCATCTGTCAAAATTAAATGAACTATTTGCTGTATTGTTAGTAAAATTTCTTTGGTTAATTCTGAAATCACCATTGATAATTTTATTTTTACCAGCCGCATAATCACCTTGCCAGCGAAGTCCTGTGGTTGCGGAACTATCCGCGACAAGTATGTCGCCTGAATTTCCAACGGCTAGGCGAGCAGGTGTATCTGAACCTGTTGCAGTTATTAAATCACCTTTAGCATCAACGATAGTATTTTGAATAGCATTAGGATCATCTAATGATGCCCAGGCTGATCCATTGTAAATTTCAACCACATTTGTATCTCTAAGATAACTGACCATACCCTCAGCCAACACACCTGATAATGCAGTGGTTCGGGCGGCTGAATCTGCAAAACTCATTACTGTTTGTTGCATCAAATAGGTATTTACTTCACTTGCAAGAAGTACATCACCGGTATTAAATAATTTGTAACCTGCACCTGCCATTTATTTACTCCTAGTATCCCAATGAATCTTCATCTAAGCGGCCATCAATATCTGATCCTAACACAAATGCTGATGCAAACGGCTGAGCGCATGTAAAAGTTACTAGAAAAGATTTTGGTGTTATTTGATAGGTAAGGCCAGCAATAACGCTATCTGACACCACATTGCCTAATGGCAAGGTTTGAGTAACCCTAATTGGATCAAACATATCTAAATTTAAGGCCGCTACAACCCGGGCAGGATCATCCTCACCAAAGGCATCCACTGTTAAAGAATTAAGCTGTATATTAACACCTTGTTCTTTACGGCTTGCAATAATCATTTTTGCTTGATTTAAGGCATCCGCTTCTGTTTGCATAATGCCACTTCTTACCCGGCTATGTTGGAAGTAATCATCAATGCTAGCTGTATCGCTGGCGGTTTGGCCGGTTAAGCCAGTTGGGGTAACTGTTACCTTATTGATCATTTGGTAATCTGATATATCAAACTCCACTGCTTGATAGGTAACATCACCTGAACCTGGCACATCACTAAAATCTGTTACTGCACCACCGGCCTGGCTTATGATGTCAGTACGTGATAAGAATTTTGCATAACCGCGTTGATCCATATAAAACGAACCTAAATCTGTGGCTTCTACTTCCTGGCAGGCGGCTAATAATGATCTTGAACTGCCACTATCTGCCTGTACTGTTGTAGTTGCGGTAGTTGATATATCACGCATACCAGTAGGCCATTCACCGGATGTTAATAAAGTTGATATTCTTTGCGCTGTGGTTTGTCCGGCTGTACCACCTGTAACTGATGTTAGAGTAGTTAAATTTAATAATTGAAAACCATCTACGCAAGATAAAGTTACATACGCTGGATCAAATCCGGTAGGGCTTTGATAATTCCATTCCTGTACATACATAGAACCTAAATTATATGTGATGCCTAAATACTCTGCCGTAAAACGAATCTTACGCATAGGTTTAATTTTTCCATATAAAGATGATGCGGTATTGGCTGGATTAAATTCACCAGTTTCATCAACAAAAGTAATGCGTGCAGTACCACCAGTAAATGAATCTGATGATCTATTAAATGCACGCCGAATATAACATTGAGTTACAAAATCCGTTATATCTACTACATCAGCGGCAACTGTACCCAATATTGCTTCATCCAATACTGTTGCAGGATCATCTAATACTAAAACAGGATCAAAGGAAGCACCGCCTGAAAAATCTATTTCAGTTCTAAATATTGCCGCTGGCATTATCTTCCTAAATTAGTTAATTGAGTTACCGCGCCTGATCGGTTTAAGTTATACAAAGCATCCTGAATTACAGATTGTAATTGGCCTTCCGATATAACCGATCCTGCCACATTTACATTTACAGTAGTACCCATTCCGCCCATTTTGTCTAATGGTATAACCGCTTCCGATCCGGCCTCACCAATTAGTGCAAGGGTAGGGGAATCTACAATGCCACCTTCTGCCATGCGCGGTACATCAAATAGTCTTTGATAATAATCTACCGCTTGCGCTGTATATCTTGCGCTTGATCCAGCCATAGCCGCATTTAAACCTTCTTTTCTCAAATCTTCAAAAACCTTTTGACCTAAAACATTTGGTGCTTGCCCTGTTAATACGGCTTCTTGAAATCTTGGAGATGTTATTTGTTCAAATTGTTGCTGTTGATATTGGAATGTCATACCCACTGGCATTTTCTTTTTGCTAATTTCATCAAGCAATGCCAACATCTTGCGTAATTCATCATTAGCGGCAAACAATGTTTGTAAATAAATTAAAACTTCTGTGGTTGTAATTCCCCACTTTTTAGCCAACATTTCAATTTCACCAGTTGTGATTTGTCCATCTTCAATAACCTTTAATACATCTGCATAGCGTTCGGCTTCATCAACGGCTTTTTTAGTACCATCCGCTAACTTCTGCAATATCTTTACACGCAACTCATCTTCGGCAGATAACTTACGGCTTAACGCCGCTTGTAGGTTGATCCGATCAAGATCAAACATGGCTTCCAACTCAGCCTTCTTTTTATCCAAAGCCTGTTGTGCCAATTTTTCTTTAGTTAATTTCTTTTGTTTGTTTAAAGCTTCAGCCGCCATCTTGTCTAATCGTGCTTGTAATTTGGCTAACTTTTCGGCAATGGCTTTTTGTTCGGCAGATTGCTCTAAAGTATCTCCTGTACTTTCAGCAATTTTTTTACCTTCTTTTGCTAAACCTTCAAACCCTTGTAACCACCCACCAATGACAGGTATATTTTCTGCACTAAACAAAAATTTAAGTACACGATTTCCTTCAATTTTTTTGGCTAGACCATCAAAGGCATTAGTAATTTTTTGCGCTTTATCTGCCAAAGCAATTAAAATATAACCACCATTTAAACCTAATGATTCTAATCTTGAACCAAAATAATCAGAAGCATTGCCACCACCAATTAAAATTTCGGTTGCAGTAATAAAGCCTTCGCCTAAGCTTGTTTGTGCCGCACCTGCGCTAATCTTTAAAGCATCTAATTGACCGCCAAATGTTTCAGTAGCTCTTTTGGCCGCACCACCAAATTTTAAAGTTAAATAATCTGTAATCTCTGCTAAGCCAATTTCTTTGGCAGTTACCGCATCAAAGCCTAAACCTAATGCGCCTAATGCCTTAAAGTTGCCCCGGCTTGCTTTACCTAACGCATCTGATACCTGGGTTAAATCAACACCTGCGCCTACGCTAGTATCTACTGCAACATTAAATAAATCTTGCGCCTTTGTTAAATCGGCAGTTTGGATAATTAAGCCATTGATTGCCGGGGTTAATCTATCTTTAGTAATGTTTGATGCTTTTTCTATACCACTAATAAAAGAATTTACGCTAGGCAGTTGATCTAATTGATTGATTGATCTTAAAGATTGTTCAACTGATTTATCTAATCTTTCCTGGGCTAAAGCCGCTTGTATAGAATTTTTAGCAAAAATAGCCATACCTGCGGCGGCGGCAATTGCGCCGGCTTTGGCAAAAGATTTTAATCTAAAGGTGCTTGTTGCAACTACTTTATCAAAACCTTGCAACTCTTTGGTAGCACGCTCTAAACCTTTTTTATCAAACTTAGTTAAAAAGTTAATCGCAACATATTGACTTAGTGCCATGATTAACCTCTAAATTCTCTGCCTAGATATTTTTTTAATACTCCGTATAGATTATCATTTACTTGGCCACCTAATTGTTGTGATGCCCTATAAATCAATCTTTTTTCTTTGTAAGCACCGCTATTGGCAGTACCTTGCAATTTACCAATAAATGATTCACTAGCATTTGGGTTACGGCTTACACGCCTAGTTCTTCCCCTTGATCTTGATGATCCAAAACCTGCCAACTCATAAATTATACCTGGTACAGATTTGTTTATTACCGCTATTGCAGTTACGCCAAATGTAACGCCTTTGATTCTTTGTACTTTACTTTTAGCTGTACTTACTCTTATGCCGCGTATAACTTCTGTTTGCGACCACTTCCAACGGCTTCTTTTATTTTCACCAATAGTTCTACCCCGGTGTACTTGATCATTAGCCCAACCCCATTGTGGTGGGTAATTTGGTTCTACATCACGCCATCCTGGAAATGGTGAGTGCGGTACAAAACTTTGTGCTAATTTTGCAACAGGCTTAACAGCCTTGTTTAATTCCCTTCTAAATTCTTTTTGTAAATCAGGATCTACCTTTTTCATTTTTTCAAGAAGTTCAGTTAAATTTTCAACATAGATTGATGGCACTGCCGCCAATGATCTAGTACGGCCAGGAAGTTCTGCGTATCTTGGTTTAATCATTACTTCCGCCTAACTGTTGCCTTCTTGTTGTTGTAATATTTTTCTTGCAAGATGGCTTTAATTGCTGAATAAATCGCTGGATCAACCTCTAATAAATCTTTAGGGCTAATGCCTGTTGCCACCGACACGGAAGCGACTTCATAAATTGACCCGTGCCGGTCTATCCATTTTTTGAATCGTAAACCAAATCAACATCTAAATATTGATTGATGTAATCATCACCAAAAAGAAGCTCTGTTTTGCCAGCATCTTTTTCTAAACGCCAGGCAAACCACCACAAATCACTTTCCATTTGTAGTTCGCCTAATCTCTTACGCCAGCCGGTTTTAAATTCGGCCTCAAACGCCACCTTTGCGGATGGCGTAAGATCATAGGTTACTTTTTTACCATCTTTTTTAACAATTTCAATCTTGTGCATTGTCCCACCCTTTTCTTATTACGCGCTTGTTGATTTTGTTAATGCAGTTACCGGCAGTGATACAGATACGCTTGCTACCGCATCAACAGCACCATTTACAGGTGTCCATGATGAGATAAGGCATGACATTGTATAACTTGGATTTGTAGCTGTTACTGTACCTGATACTGGTATCAATTTGATATTCAGTTTAGTACCTAGCGCATCTTCAAATAGTGCGTTCACTGATGCTGATGCAAAATCATTGTACAGTTCAAGATTGAGCGTTGGGCGTTCAATCCCACCGATCATGTTCTGTACATTATCATTCATTGCAGTGATCTCTACTTGATCAATTTCGCGTGCTAGGCTTACAGTGCTGACATGATCAGTAATGGTAGTTGTACCAACAATCACGGCAACTTTGTTACCCATAAATATGGCCATATTTTTCCTTTCGTTACTAACCTATCAATTCAACCGCATATTGATAACTTAGGTAGTCAATATTAGCGGAAGTAATTGTGCCAGGGCTTGCAGACACAACCCTGAGCGTTTGAACAGCACCACCTAAAGTTTTATCAGCTTCAACGGCGGATTTAATTGAAGTTGAACCGGATGAAGCAAGTAGCCCATCCAATCTTTCTTGCCCATTTCTTTCACTCATTCTACCAACTACAACAATGATTTGACATGATGCGGAATCAAAACCCCGGTTTAATGTGTAATCATAATTCATAGATAATTGACCAACTATTGCAAAAGCGTTGTTGGTTGGGATATTTGTAGAATCAGGCACATAATCAAATACACGCAATCCGGTTATTGCTTGAAGTGCAGTTTTTAGATTATCTCTAACTGTACTTGGGATCATGCAACTACTTCTTTTTTGTAAGCTCTGACCATTGCAGTTACATCTCTACCTAATGGGGACATTCTTACAACGCCTAAATCACCTAATCCTAATATTCCACCCGGTGCATCTTTACGCTTGTATAGATCAGCGGTAAGAATTAAACAGGCCATATTTATATCATCCGGTACTGACGGCCAGCCCCATCTTGCAGTTACTTGCACACCTGGGCGTAATCCATTTTGTGTTAGCCCTGGGAATATTGGCCAGGTTTCGGTATTAGATACCATAGTTAATTGGGTATATGGTCGGCTTAAAGATGGTGCGGTTAATGGGTCTAAAATATAATCTTGATTTAAAGTTAAAGTTTTTGCGTATGTGCCATTGCCGTTTGAATCAGTTTTTACAACTAAATCTGTTGTAGTACCTAAATCATCTATGTAAACAAAAATATCTGAATAGGCGCGATAAAGCCGCGCTGATGCCACTGCATCTAAATAAAATCTTCTATTAGCAATCCGATCAATTGATCTTGATGCTGATTCAATTAAATCTTCTAATAAGTCATTATCAATATTATCTGATATAGACATATAACCCTTAATCTGAGTTAATGTTGCATATCCATTTGTTATAGCCATGATCGGTATCCAAATCCTGTACTGCCCTGGGACATTAGACAAACTCCATTCATTAAATACCGATCATAGTTAGAATCCAGGCCACTGGAAGGGTAGCGGCCTGGAAACTTATTGGTTTAGAAACTTGGTGTTGCTAAACCTGTACCGTTAATTTGTGCAACAGCCTTTGGATAACGCTCTGCGGTAAATGCTGACATACCGAATAGAACGATATTGATCGCAACCTTGCCATTTGGTTCTTCAAATGTAACATAAGTTGGTGCGGCGGCTTCTTCCCATAGATGGGTTTCATTCAAATCAACCACAAAGATTGTGTCTTGATTTGTGCTTGTACCCTTATTGGTTGCAATGTTAGCATCCACAATAATTGGCAATCCTAGAATTGAGTAACCTGAGTTACCGTAAGTAGGTGTGCCGTTACCTGTACCCATTGCGTTCATTGGATTGTATGCCTGTGGCACAATCAATGGACGGTTTGAACTATCAACACCGGCCAATAGGAATCCTAGTCGGCGTGGGTGCATGATTACTGCATTTGGATTTACATAGATATTGCTTTGGATTTGTTGAATCGCATCAGCAATCTTTGGATATAGACCTGCAACTGTGCCGGTTGTAGCGGTGTAAGTTACTAGAACTCCAGTGGTCATATTTACTAGACCTAATGGTTGTCCGTTTGAGCCTGATCCGTTGATTAGTGAGTTATCCAACTTGGTGTGATAATCACGAATCAAATCACCTAAAACAATTCCCTCAATGTTGTATCCGCGTAGTAATGCTTGCTTAGATACTGATTGTTGGCCTGCAATTGTATTTACATTTACAGTTAGGGTGCTATCTTCAATATCTTGTGATACTGCGGCTGTGTTCTGTGATGTTTGATACGCTGTTACTGTGCCAGTATTTATACGGCTAATGACAACCGACATGCCCTGGGTGGGTAATTGGTGCTTGCGTGCGGCATCCGCAAATGGGCGGCCGGCGCGTGCTAATGGTGCGTATAGATCAACAAGGTATTGTGGCACGACAAGGCCTGCAAAATTGGATGTACCAACTGCACGCTTCTCAATTGCCATTTCCTGTTGGTGGCGTGCAATACGCGCACTGGCTTCACCATCTGTTTTAAATTGTGCTTTTAGTGCATCAGTTAAGAAATCATTGTTTGATCTCTCTGAGTAAGTAAGTGCTTCACTAGTAACTATAAAGCCACCGGCGCGTGCTTCTTTCTTTGGCTCAATATTCGCATCAACCTTAGCGGCTAAATCTGCGGCTTTTTGATTACGGATTTCAATATCGGACATCTGCTCAATTCGCTCATCCAACTTTTTAATCTCTAGGTTAAGGGCTTCTACATTAGCCAACTCAACTTCGGATAGATCGCGTGCTTCTTCTGCGGCACGATCTAAAGTTGCCTGAATTAGAGATGTCTTTGATTCGCGCTTCTCACGGAGAGAAGTTAAAAAAGTATTAGACATGGTTCTCCTGTTAGTTAGTTGTTTTAGTGAGAAGGTGTAACGCGCTGGATACCAGGGTTAGGTGTTCTACGACTTGACAAAATTATATCTCTTTTTTTAAATCTTTTAGTATTTGTAGGGCAGTGTTAAATCTTGTTTTTTCTTCAGTACGATTTTGGTTAGCAATCTTTTCTGACCATGATTTGCCGGCATCTCCACCCCATAAAGCCCAGGCAATGCGACCATTAGAAGGATAGCCATCTTCGCCTGGGCTAAAGCCTTCTGCCTTTTTATCTACTTCATGCCTAGCAAAAAATGACACCATACGATTAACAGTTTCCAAAGGTAAATTTTTACCATTGACAATATCTCTAGCCCTGGCAATTCCTATCTCTGTACCACCGCGACCAAATTCACTACGCCAATCTAATCCTCTTTGTGCTTCTGTCTTCATTGCATCAGTAGGTGCATAACCTTCGGCACGATTCTCACCATACTCTGAAATGTTAATAGCGGTCATTTGATCTTCTGCTTGAGATTGCGTTTTGTGGCAACCAATTAGTTCATTAGTATCAGT